ATACCCTGCCCTTGGGTTGGTAGGTGAAGCAGGTGAAGTAGCCAACAAAGCAAAGAAACTAATTCGTGATGGTGCAACAGAGGAAGAACTCATTGTTAAACTAAATGATATAGCAAGTGAACTTGGTGATGTGTTGTGGTATATTGCAGCAATGGCAGATGCTTGTGGAACAAGTCTAGAAAGCATAGCAAAATCAAACCTTTACAAATTAGCAGAGCGTCAGCGTAAGGGTACACTACAAGGATCAGGAGATAACAGATGACAGGAGAGTATAAAACACATGATGGTCTTATGGAGATAGGTTTTAGTGGTGATGGGTATTCTGTAATTGACTGTAGATATATAAATATTCCAGTTCCAACTGAATGTCTTTATGATGCAGTACACAAAAGAATAATATCATATCTTGTAATGTTTCTTGAGGAATGGGAGAGTGGATTAGAACATCAAGATGAAGATGGTATAGACGATTGTCTTGTCGAATATTATATGGGTTTACAGTTTGGTTTATCTATTCTTACTATGGATGGATATGCTTTAGATGACAAAACAAAAGAATATCTAAAGAAAAGATTTTCTTTTGATGTAAATACATATCAAATTTATATGAGACAGATGTTTTTTAGATCAAATTCACCTTACTTTAATAAGGCATACCCAGATAATACAGAATGGTATGAAGGCTTTGATGTAGAAAAGGAAAGGTCTAAACCTTTTGCTGTATATCATGATTGGTTACAAGAAAAAGATGACGATGGTAAAACAAACTACGAAAGGTTTATAAAATGATTAAAATTTATACTAAGAATGTGAGTGAAGATCCTTGGTTGTTTGAACATACACACAGTACAAAGGAATGGATGGAAGACAGAGCAAGACTTGCTCATGTTCTTGGTTATCAAACATATGTTGATGACGATACTTTATTTGTTGTTGACAATGGTATGTTAAATCGAATATACTTCACCGAAGATTATAAGGAGATAGAGTATGATGTCGGATCAGAAATCTAAAGTTATCAGTCGTGGTGAGTGCAAAAACTGTGGATCATCAGATGCTAATGTACTATATGAAAACAATAATAAGTATTGTTTCTCATGTCAGACTTTTACTAAAGGAGATACAATGGAACAACATAACACATATGAAAGCCCTATTCGTGGTGTTCACCAAAACCATTTCACTCAGGGTAACTTTACTTCCCTTAGTGATAGACGTATATCGGAAAATACCTGTCGCTTTTATGGTGTTACCACCCAACAGGATAAACATATCTATCCATACTATGATGCATCTGGATCATTGATTGCTAATAAGGTCAGACATGTATCAAATAAATCATTCTTTGTTGAAGGTAAGTTACCACAAGCAACACTGTTTGGTCAGAATAAGTTTGCTAATCGTGGTAAGTTTGTTACTGTATGCGAAGGTGAGATTGATGCTATGTCTGCGTATGAGATGCTTGGCTCTAAGTGGGCTGTTGTATCCATCAAGAATGGCGCACAGTCAGCAGTGAAAGATATTAAAGCACATTACGAATATCTTACAGGATTTGAAAAGGTAGTGTTGTGCTTTGACAATGACGAGCATGGACGCAAGGCGGCTAATCAGGTTGCTCAGATCTTTGAACCAAACAAATGTCTGATCATGAACATGGCAAAGAAAGATGCCAACGAATACCTGAAAGAAAACAAGCGTGAAGAATTCACTCGTGCATGGTGGGATGCAAAGCCATACACACCTGCAGGTATTGTGAACCTTGCTGACATTGCTGATAGTTTGTATGAAGAAGAAGATGTAGAAACTGTACTCTATCCATATGATGGACTGAATGATAAACTATTTGGTATTCGTACAGGTGAACTTGTAACATTTACTGCAGGTACAGGTGCAGGTAAGTCAAGCATGATGCGTGAACTTATGTATCACATTCTTGTGAACACAGAACACAACATCGGTATCTTCAGTCTTGAAGAAAACAAGAAGCAGACTGCATTTCATTTGATGTCAGTTGCGGCTAGTGATCGACTATATATTAAAGAGATACGAGAAAAGTATAGTCGTGAACAACTAAGAAAGTTTGAAGACCCAACCATTCGTACTGGTAGATACTTTGCCTTTGATCACTTTGGATCAATCACAACAGATGAGATCCTAAATCGTGTACGATACATGGTAAAGGCTTTGGACTGTAAGTTTATTATCCTTGATCACCTTTCTATTCTTGTGTCAGGTCTTGAGGGTGAAGACGAGCGTAGGAACATTGACCAGTTGATGACTAAACTAAGGTCACTTGTTGAAGAAACACGTTGTGCTATGCTACTTGTATCACACCTACGCCGTGCATCAGGCGATAAAGGGCAGGAGCAGGGCAAGGAGATCAGTCTGTCCATGCTTCGTGGGTCACATAGCATTGCCCAGATTAGTGACGCTGTAATCGCCTTAGAGCGTGATCAACAGGCTACTGATCCAGTCAAGGCTAACACAACCACTGTTCGTGTTCTGAAGAATAGATACGCAGGTGAAACAGGTGTTGCTACTTATCTTCTATATGATAAGGACAGTGGACGTATGCAAGAGATTGAGAATCCTTTTGAAGTAGATGAGGACACAACAGACATAGGAGATTACCTATGATTGAAGTAATTGTATCAGACGATATTAAACAAAAGGCTAAGAAAAAAGCACAGGACTTGGGAAACTTAAATAATTCTATTACAAAAGGTGATGGTAATATTTCTGGATTTATTGGTGAATTTATAGCCGCAGAAATAATGAGTGGTGATGTTCATAATACTTTTGATTATGATGTTGTTTTAAAAGACGGTACAAAAATTGATGTGAAAACAAAAAGAACAACAGTTAAACCAAAAGATTTTTATGAGTGTAGTGTTGCTAAATATAATACCAACCAAAGATGTGATGGTTATGCTTTTGTTCGTGTTAAAAATGATTTATCTATTGGTTGGTTCTTAGGTTATCTTCCTAAAGATAAATATTTTAAAATAGCAAAACATTTAAAGAAAGGAGATATTGATCCTTCAAATAACTTTGTTGTCAAAGCAGACTGTTACAATGTAAAGATATCAGAATTAGACATAGGAGATTACTTATGAGATTAGAACCTATTGCAGGTGCTGTCAACATCCCATTCTCTAGACAGAGATATGATGCTGCAGACAGCCCTGCTAAAAAGAAGATCATTGAATACCTTGTGTCTAATGGTCATGAAATTCTTGATGCAAAGGAAGATTTTTCTGTTGACATTAAGAGTAAAAAAGCAGATAATACATACTTTAGTGAAGTAGAGATTAAGTTCTCTTGGAAGGGTGATTGGAATCCTAACTGGACAGAGATAAGGATTCCATACAGGAAACATAAACTAATAAATAAAGTACACAGTTTAGATAGTCGTCCTTTCTTTAACTTCTATATACTTCGTAGTGATTTAGATTATGCATGGCGTATTAAAGACTATATAGTTGAACAAGCAGAAGTAAAAGAAGCAAAAGGAAGATACATTCAAAAGGGTGAACATTTCTTTCATATACCATATAACAAAGCGGAGTTGATAAAGTTATGAAAAAGTTAGCGGTAGATATTGAAACAGATGACTTGAATGCTACTGTAATTCACTGTATCGCCGCACAAGATGTCGATTCGGGACAGGTATTTACATTTCATGGCGATAATGTGTCTTCCTTTCCTACACTAGCCAGTCAATATGACACATTCATTATGCATAATGGTGTGTCTTTTGATGCACCTGTTCTGAATCGGCTGACAGGTAGCAACATAAAAGTAAAACAAGTTCGTGACACACTAATACTGTCACAACTTATTGATCCATCCATAGATGGTGGACATTCATTAGATGCTTGGGGAAATCGTTTAGGTTTTCCTAAGATAGAGTTTTCAGATTTCTCTGAGTTCAGTGAAGAAATGCTGAAGTACTGTGTGAACGATGTAAAACTGACGGTGAAGTTGTACACACATATGCTTCCTATGCTGAAGAAGTTTTCAGCAAAGAGCATACAACTTGAGCATTCCATTCGTGCCATTGTAGATCAACAAGAACGAAATGGTTTTTCACTGAATGTTCGTGAAGCGTCCTGTCTGGTGGCAAGACTTTCACAAGAAGCTGCAGAGATAGAAGAAGAAATGCAACAGATCTTTCCACCTATTGTTGAAGAACGATACTCAGAGAAAACGGGCAATAGATTGAAAGATAAAGTTACAGTATTCAACCCCGGATCTAGACAGCAGATTGCTAATCGTTTGATAGAGAAGGGATGGAAGCCTAACAACTTTACACCTACTGGACATCCAATTGTGGATGAAGGCACACTAAAGAATGTGGACATTCCAGAGGCACAAAAGATTGCACAATATCTTCTATTACAAAAGAGAGTATCACAGATCCAGTCATGGCTTGATGTCGTACAAGACGATGGTAAAGTACATGGTAGGGTCATTACTCTCAAGGCTATCACTGGAAGGATGGCACACCACAGTCCAAACATGGCACAGATTCCTGCCGTATATTCCCCTTATGGTAAGGAATGTCGTTCAGTATGGACTACGACAAGCCCTAAATACAAATTGTTAGGGTGTGATGCATCTTCTCTGGAACTTCGGTGTCTGGCGCATTACATGGGCGATGCTACATTCACAGAAGAAGTGGTAGGTGGTGACATTCATACCGCCAACCAAAGAATGGCAGGGTTACAAACTCGTGACCAAGCCAAGACCTTTATCTATGCCCTCATCTATGGAGCAGGACCTGCTAAGATTGGTTCTATCGTAGGTGGCGGTTCAAAGGAAGGTAAGATAATCATGGATAGGTTCATGAAGAATATGCCAGCGTTACAACTCTTGCGTGATAGGGTTGATCGTGCAGCAGGTAGTGGATACATCCGTGGTCTTGATGGTAGGTTGTTAAAAGTAAGACAGCAACATGCCGCCGTTAATCTTTTGCTTCAGGGAGCAGGTGCTATCATCTGTAAAGAATGGTTACGGCAAATAACACTAATGGCGCAACGAGATTTTAATTATAATCTTGTTGCGTCAATACACGATGAGTATCAGTTTGAAGTTCAAGAAGATCAAGTTGAACGATTTGGTTTCCTTACAATGACAGCAATGAAGCGTGTTGAAAAAGAACTGAGTGTTAACTGTCCATTGGATAGTGAATATAAAATTGGAAACAATTGGGCTGAAACTCATTAAATAGTTATTGACATAGTATTCTGTGTCATATATAATAGTAGGACATTTACAACAGCGACAAGGTTCGCACAGACAAAGGAGTAATAATATGAACGTACTTAGTGGTAAGGCTTATTGGACATCAATCTCTTCACCTAACACAACATTTGAGCCAGTATGGTGTGTAGACTTGTCCCTTACTGGAGATCAATTATCTAAAGCAAAAGCGATGGGTCTTCCAATTAAGAACAAGGGCGATGATCGTGGTGATTTCGTTAAGATCAAACGTGATGTGAAACGAAAAAGCGGAGCAGAGAATAAACAACCTGCATTGAAAGATGCACAGAAGCGTGACATGCTCGGCACTCAAGTTGGTAATGGTTCAGATGTTAATGTTGCATTCAAAACCTACAATTGGGAACATGCAGGTAACAAAGGTGTAGGTACTGACCTTATGGCAGTACAGATTATTAACCTTATTCCCTACGGTGGAAGCGAGGACGATGCATTTGATGTTGTACCAGATGGCTTCGTGTCAGAAGATGGTGACGATGCGTTTGCTTCCTTAGATGACGACATTCCATTTGGTAATGTGTCCATAGCATCGTAAAAAACAACATCAACATGGGAGCAACACTTCTAGTGAATGGTTGTGGTCTGGCTTGTGTTAGGGTGGGTACGCCAGAACTTTTAGAAAGGAGATGTTATGACTGACTATAAAAGACTTATAGAAGAATTTGAAATGGAAGAACAAAACAACAAGAATAAAATGGTTGATAATCCACCACATTATAATCAGTCTGGTATCGAATGTATAGATGCAATTCAAGCAGTCACAGAAGAAGGCTTTGAGTATTACTTACAAGGAAATATCTTAAAGTATCTGTGGCGTTATCGTTATAAGAATGGTGTTGAAGATCTAAAGAAAGCAGAATGGTATTTGAGAAAATTAATTATTCAAAAGGAGAAAAAATAATGCCAGATATTAACACGTTAATACCAGACATCTACAAGACATTAGAGGAAGGTGTTAACACAGGCAGTATACAAAACCGTG